ACCAGTGTGCGTAGAGGCCGTTGCCTGAGGTCATGATTGCCGGGAAGGGGAGGCCAGTGTCAGCGAGCAGCTTTTTCAACGCCGCAACGGCGGTCTTCTGATCCGGGTAATCCTTACCTTCGCCGCAGTCGATGTCGAGGAAGAAGTTCTGTAGCCAGAGAGCGTTGGTCTGCTTGCGGCTTTCACTCGTCTCGAATGTGCTCTGCGCCAGGTAGGTCGTGTGACCCTGGCCGTCGAGTGCGTGGATCTGCGCTACGGCCTCGTCGATGTCGTCGAAGAAGAAGTGCTTGAAGCCACCCTTGGGCAGGGCCATCGCTACGCACACCAATCCCTCGTTAGGGAGGAGCTTTTTATAGAAGGACACCGGGGTTCCCCTTAGTGCACGGGTTGGCAGGGGTGAGGAAGGGCGGTAGGTGGGGCGGGGGGAGCTTGGTGAGGTGCTGAGTGCTTCATGTGGGGTGCCTCCTCAGTATTGCAAGCAAACGAGGGATACAGTTTCCCCCAGCCACTAAACGATGTCAAGAGTAAAGTAACTTACACCCCTCCTTTTCGGAGGGGCTCGGTCATCCCCGCATCTCCCTGTTGGTAGTGGTAATCACGGCGCGCAGGGCGCGGAGCCGTTCCGACGAAGACAGCTTCTCGGTCAGGGGCAACCTGTTTGCCTCGACAGCCTTACTGATGCGCAGGGCAGTGTTGAACGCCAGGTTGAGCCTCAGGTGATCCGAGACGGTGTTACCACGCTTCCAGGCGTAGAGGCTGGTCCGGCTGATGTTGGTCAGTCGAGAGAAGTCCGTCATGCTGACAGCGGCCTCTTCGAGGCTCTCGAAGATAAATGTGACTTTAGTCGCGTCGAGGGCGCGGGCTTTAATTGCTTCGGGTGTCATGGCTTATCTCCTTGGTGGTTGGTGGCTTCTCAGAGGGCAGGAGTCTCGAAGCTCCAAGCAGCGAGTAGACCCCTCCCAGGTATCCTTGTCTCCTGCCCTCTGAGAAACCCCGCCCCGGTGAGGGGGCGGAGTCCTTTGTTACTTACAGACCGAGCTCGTTGGCGAGGTCGTCGTCGGAGATGTCCGCTCCGAGGTCCGCAACCGCGGCGGCGGGCTCCTCGACTTCATCGGACAGACCCAGGCCGTCGTCGGCTGAGGCAGCGGCGAGTTTCTCCGCGTCAGACTTCTTCTTGGCCTCGGCCGCAGCTTTCTTGACTGCGTCAGCTTTCTTCTTCTCGGCGGCGGTGTTGATGTCCGCGACCTTGCCGGCGGCGGCCGGGGCGACCTTGGTGCTGAAGGTCATGCGCTGGTTGACGATCTCCAGCACCTCAGGGGTCTGGGAGAGGGCGGCGAGCTTCTCGATGCCGGCGGCCGGGATGGCCCCGCCGTACTGAAAGGTCAGAACGGGGAAGGAGGCAGTCGGGTCGAAGCCGACCAGGGTGAAGATGTTGCCGATCGGAATGCCGCGGCTCGAGAGGGTCTTGACGAACAGGCCCCAGTTCTTGAGGGATGCCGGGGTGATCTTGAGCTCATGCGCCCCTTTACCCGGGAGATGCACGGCGACGATCTTGTTGTCGGTGCAGGCCTTGCCGTTGGTCGCAGCTCCGTTCTCGTTCGTGCCAGAGCCGAAGGCGTTATACTGGCAGCCGGCGCAGGTGTCGCATTGCGGGGTGGGGATGGTGGCGTCCGGCCGCTCGCCGTCGTTGCTGAAACAGTCCGGCGCCACACCGTCCTTGCTCGGGTCGTACTTGGTCAGGTAGAAGCGTTTCTGCAGCTGCTTCTTGGCTGCCAGCACGACGGTCTTGAGGTAGGAGTTCTCATCCGGACCTTCGACCAGCTCTTTGAGCTTGATGGCGGTCTCAACGCCGTTGCCGTCGACGACGGCGAACTGCTTGCCGCTCATCTTGAGGCGCGGGGGGAAGCCGGTCCCGACGCCGGCGGCGGCGTCTTCGTTGGCCTTGCGAGCCAGCTCGAGGTTGATGATGTGCGCGGGGAGGTCGGCGGCTTCGGGGATCATGATCTGGAACTCGGACATGGTGGTTCTCCTTCTGGGGTTATTGCCTCCACGGAGGCCGGTTCGTGTTACTTACGACGGATCTGGATGTCCTTGACCTTGATGTAGTTGACTCCTGGCGGTGGCACGTCGCCCCCCTCGACCAGCGCCTTGACGGCGGTCTTGTTGGCCCGGCTGTCGAGGAAGGCCTGCCGGTTCTCCCAGTCGGCGCGGACCCAGGTGAGATAGGCGGTGCGGTCGCTGACGGTGGCCGAGTCCTTGTAGACGACGGAGCAGGTGCCGGCGTTCGACATAAGCCCCTTGGCTCCGAGGCGCTCGATCTCAGTCAGGAGCCACTTGGAGCGTTTGTCCTGCATGGCGACCATCTCGGCAACCTCGGCCTCATAGGCCCTCTTCTTCTCGGCAATCAGGTCGCGGGTCTTGATGTAGGCCGAAATCACCTTGTCCGCCGTGACGCTGGTTGCCGGAGGTACTGCTGCTGTGTTTTTCATCTTACCCTCCGCTGTCTAAGTTGTAAGTAGCTTAACAGAGTCGTTTTGTAGTGTCAAGGGGTTTGCGTATTATTTTTTATCTTTTACCAGGTCGAGCAAAACGTCCTGCATTCTGCCTTGTTCCTGAATAACTTCATAGGTCTTTTTTTCTGCGGCGGTGGCATAGATGTGGGCGATGTCGATCTTGACCGTCTGCCGGCTGCCGTCGATGCGAGCGCAGGCCTGGTTGTAGGTGGACTTGTTATGCGGTGCGTACCAGATTGCCAGCGAGGCGTCGGTCAGATCCAGGCCATGAGCCATGCAGGTTGGGTGCGCCAGGATGATGTGCGGGCTCTTGCTGCTGCGGAACTCCTTGAAGATCTGGTCTCGCTGATTCTTGCTGACGCTGCCGTCGACGACGGCGACCGACCAGTCCTTGCGCAGCTCCTCGGCCAGAGCTTCGAGGACGCCTGTGAAGGGGACGAAGACGATGACTTTCTCCTGGTTCTCCCGGATCAGTTCTTTGAGGACGCCGAGGCGCGGTCCGAAGTCCATCTTGATCGTCTCACCGTCTACGCCGTAAGCCACGCCGCAGGCCACCTGCACCAACTTTTGAACCAGAGCACCCGCATTGACGGCGGTGATGGCACTGCCTCGGACCTCGGTGACCGCCTGCCGCAGCAGAGCCTTGTAGTGCTGGTCCTGCTCAGGAGAAAGTTCGGCCTTGCGATAGATGCGACAGGGCTCCATGTCGGTGCAGACCGATCGGTCGTAGCGGATTGAAGGCGCCAGCGCTTTTTGCACGGTCTTCTCCCAACCGTTTCGGGGAATCCAGCGGAACTGCGACAGCTGGAACATGGTCTCGTTCTTGAACGTCGTGAAGTGCCCCTTGTAGTTGGCCGGGGTGATCAGTTTGCTCTGCGCAAAAGCGTCGGTCGGCGAGACGTCGGTCGGTGTCCCGGTCAGGCCCCAGGCCCATCGGTCAACGCCCTGCTTGTTGATGACCTTGTTCAACGGCTTCCAGAGCGTCGGGGTCTTGGCGTTTTTGAACACGGCCGACTCGTCGACAATGATCAGGTCGATGTCAGGTCGTGCCTCCAGAGCTTCCTCGATGATGCCTATGCCGTGGTGGTTTATGACGTAGAAGTTATGCGGCTTGGCGAGCAGGTCGAGCCTCTTCTGCCGGCTCCCATGCAGAGTGCAGAAGGTTCGCAGCGGGAAGTGCTCGAAGATGTTCTGTGTCCAGACGTCGTCCAGGGTGGAGAGGGGTGCGACAATCAACACGCGGTTGATTACACCGCAGCGGCGGAGGTAGTCCGCAGCCCACAGGACGCTGAGGGTCTTGCCCGTCCTCGGAGCATTTAGTATGTGCGCCCGAGGGTTGAGTGTGCAGAACTCGGCCGTGTTGGTCTGATACCAGCGCGGAGTGAAGTGTCCCGGCCAGTCGTAGTCGTGGCGTATCGGGCTCGGGGCGCTGATGCCGAGGTTATTAAGTACCCGGGCTGCGTCAAGAGTGAACGGCACAGCGCACACCGGGATGCCTTTGATCGTCGCCTCTTTGATCGTCGGAAAGACCGCCCGCAGTTGCCCTGGATTGTTCGTCGGGACGACGAGGTGGTTGTTGAGGACCCGTGCCACTGTGGGATTCATTTGGATTTGTGCCTCTCCTTGGTGACAATTTGCGCCGATATGGTGAAGTTCGGCTATTACATGTTATGCATCTGAAATAATGGCGTGGAGCCAATCATTTATGTCGCTCATTCGGTCACAAAGCTCTCTGCATTTCTGTATTTGTGCATCCGCTCCGACTTCCCCCCTT